TAAGAAGAAGTCCACCTTGACAGTTAAATGCTGTAGGTTGTACTTGTGATAGATCAGGCATACTATACTACTCTAGGGTTTAAATCCAATACGTTTGTTGGCGTTCTTGGTATGAATGTAGAACGTAGGTATTCATATTTGTTTACTAATAGGGTCTGCATATTCTTGATACCCTGTTCATATCGTGCAAAGTTTAGCTGATACTGTGCTGTCTCACCTCTATACTGATACACGAAAGCTGTAGCTCCATCCACTATCACTGCATCAAAACGTGCAGGAATACTTGTTGTGTCACCGTGTGCTGATAGATCTGTTGGGAAAGTGTAGTAGTCAAACTTTATAGAATATGACTTAGTAGGAAAAGGGTATAAAAGATAATTGTTGTCTGGAGATCTAACCACATATCTAGGGATTCCTCCTTCTTCAAATTGTGCAACTTGCACTCCACTAGCGTGAGCAGATGCTGTTGTTCCACTTGCTCCACGAGTAACACCTGTGAGTGTTGTAGAGCTACCTATTGCTGTGTAGGTCATTATTTCATTTCCCACATGCACTGTTCCTGCACTGTCAAAGTCTGTAGTGCTTGCTACAGTCAATGTAGTAACAGAGTCTGTGTGAGTTTGACTTAGTGTTGTAGTAACTATTTCATCTTCTTGTGTAATATAATTATTTACATAATCATTATACTGCAAGATGCCTAGTCTATATCCACTATTACCTAAGTCAGAATCTTTTATCAGCCTGAATGTATTGTAGTCTACGTGCTTTGTTGACGTAGGTACACTATACCTTACTGTTCCTGCTGTAAGAGTTTTTGTTTCCGTTGCATGATTAAATGGATATGTAAACTCTTTTTGATTTATGTAGCGTATAGACTCATTAACAGCGTTCTGTGCTTGCACCTGTATACCTCTAGCATTACTAAAGTTAGAAGAAGTTAGCTGTACTTCGTTTAGTCTTGCTAGTGTATTATTTGTAAGTGTTAGATATGTGCCAGACATTGTTATCCTTTCTTAGGATTGTTTTGTCATATCTAATATGATGTTATATGTTTCCGTGTTAGCATGTCCAACAGTTGTAAACATTATGTCACCTGTTTTACCTGAACCTGCGTTGTTCTGTAATCCACCAAAATGTGAAAAGTCATAATACCCTTCGGTATCTAATAGTTTGTATGCTTCTACGTCTGTAGTAGCGTCCCAAAGTATTTGTACTTTCATTCCGTCATTTACAAAATGTATTCTGTCTATTGTTACACCTGTGCATGTTGCACCTTTTTCACCTGCAGTAAATGCACTTACATCTACTTTCTTAACGGCACTCTCTCCTGAACCGTCACTTACGTTAGTGAATTTCATAACCAATCTATAGGGTGTATTTAGTATTGTCTGCGATGTGACTGTATCTGCCATTATTATTCCTTTATATTAAAATAGAGGGCAAGCTTTCACCTGCCCCCTAGATTATAATTTATGCAAGTTGATCCCTAGCCACTTCGTCAGCTTCCATCTCACCGATGTCACTAACGTCCTGTAGGACAGCATATACTCTGATTTTACCTGCAGTGAAGGAAGCTCCTCCACCTGCAAGTGTCAAGTCCAAAGTATCTGCAGAAGTTATAACAACTTCACCTGCAGGGGTAGCACATGGAGCATAAGCCCCATCAGATGCACCATCAATGTCAAATGCTGCAACATACTCGTTGTCATCCACAGCAGTTCCAAGAATGGCTGTTGCGTCAGTACCAGTATTTTGCGTTGCACTTGTAGTTACCTGAAAACCTGCAGCAATAATTTTAGTGTTAGCAGGTACAGTGATACACTGCACTACGTCACCATTAGGATTAATGCTGTTAGCTGTTAGGTCAACTATTTGTTGCACGTAATATGGTTGTCTTCCACGAGAAGAAGAACCATGAGTATTTGCAAGAGTTGCTGTAATTGTAGCCATGATTTACCTCCCTTAGAATTTAGATACATATATAGCACGAGTAAGTGCTTCAGGTCGTAATACCTTACGTCCATAGAGATGCATACCTCTGACGATGTCAGCAAAGCTGTCAGGGTCACGATATGTCTCTGTTTTGTTGATTTGCTCTGCAGTGGCTACTGCTGAACTATGTCCTGCAACGATTACACCAAAGTGGCTTGATCCTGTAGAAGTAGCTCCTGTAGGACCATTACCAATTTCAGGTAGGTTGTTTGACATAAACACTTTGAAGCCATGCAAGTTGCTAAAGATCATTCCATTTTTGAGTTCGTCCTTTGAAGAAACAAAGTCACCATTCATAATTCTGGAGTCTTCATCTTTTAGCAATTCAGCAAAGACTGGGTCGATTACAAGCCATCTTCCCTCTTTATCAACGTGCTGTTGGTCAAGCTTTCGCCCCATTCTGTTGATAACAGCTAGAGGTGTAGCATGTGCAGCAGTGGTATTAACACCGTCACCCATTCCTCTTGGCTGAACAACAATAGAGTTGCCTGAAGAACCACCGTTGAAATCTTCAGCGTCAACCTGCATAGTTGCAAGTAGTTCGTTTGTAGCAGCAGTTGATACAGCTACAGAACCTGACACAGTATCGTTTACTGTATCTGGTCTTGCGTGTAGTGAAGACTGCTTATACCCTGAAAGGTAGCCTAGAACTTCCTGATCGTACTGATCTGAAAGTCTATAAGCTGCTCTGTCAGTAGCTAAAGATTGGAAGTTGACATGTGAATGAGCTTCCTCAATGTCATCGACTTTAAATGCAAAGTAGTTTGCTTTGTCAACGACTAGAGAAAAATCCTCATCGTCCAAGTCTTGAGGTGTGATTGTTGTGCCACGAGCATACGATTTTACCGTAATTTCAGGCTCTTTTATAATTTTAACAGTATCACCCATCTGAGCAATCTCACCGAAATAATCAGAGTTTGTGATACCTTCCACAACAGATGACTTACGAAAAGCAAGCTGTACCTGTTTGGAATAGATTACTGGCGAAAAGTTACCATTAGGTAAATTGCCGTAACCTGCAGCGGTTGAAAAAGCCATAGTTAATCCTCCTTACTTTTTCAGGTTCACAGATACAAATTACAATTACTGATACAGGGGCTAATTTAGTTCTAGGTGCAGATGTACACTCTGGGCTAGTTAAACTAGGTTATTCTCATCACATTGTTTTTTGTTAGAATAATGTACACTTATAAGTAGTCCTTAAAGGGGTTATATGTGTACATTTGTAGTATATACATAGTTATACATATATTTTTAAAAATGTCAACACTTTTTTTTATCTAGCTGATCCAGATACGTCATAAACAAACTTTCCTGTTCGGATAGCTTCCATGACTTCATCGGCTCGCTTTTCATATTCCTGTGAAGACATCTTTTGTACTTGAGACTCCTTCAGATATGAAGACTCTTCATTTGTCTGAGGTTTAGTTCTCGTTGACTTCGTGTTTGTAGCAAAAGCTGCATCTTTATTACTTGACTTCTTTTTGCTGATACCTTTGTCAGCTTTATATAAGTCTATAGCACGAGAAGCTGCCTTTGCATCCGTATCATTATCATACAGAGCTTGTTGAACCCACTTTGGTTGTTCTTCTGCCCAGTTATGAAAATCATCACTTTCTCTTATGTCAGCAAAATCAGGATGCATTTTTAATAATTCAACTTCAGCTTTTTCCTTCGTAGCTGAGTGTTGCATCTCGTTGATCTCTTTGATCTTGTTTTCAAGACCTTCGGCTTGCTCAAGAGACTTTTTGATAGCTATTGTTTCAACTACTGCTGCAATGTCAGGATATTGCTTTGTCCATGCTTCAATGTCCTCATCACTGCTAGGAAGCTTTATTTGTTTTTTAGTTGCTTCATCTAACTGTGACTTGAGTGCTTTAACCTGCTCATGCAGTTCAGTCTCTTTTTGCTGAGAGTATCTACGCAGATCACCATAACGCTTTTTAAACGTCTTTTCTTCTGCACTGGTTGGTTCAGGCTCTTTGTCCTCTTTTACCTCTTCAGCCTTTTGTTCCTCAGTTGCTTCGCCTTTTTGTTCGGCAAGAAGTTTCTCTAACTCCTCTTCGTCTTTTTTAATCCTATCATCTCTTGAATATTTCCGAGATGCTAATGCCATCACCTTTTTAGGTGTAGCGTCTTTTACCATTACATTTGGTTCTTCCATTTACTTTACCTTTCGTTAGGGCTAACTGTTGCCATGTTGATGGGGAGTTAGGTAGCCAACATAATGTGGATTTATTTTTTACGTGATGAAGCCAATCCACCCTTCTTCATTTTCTTTGGTTTAGCTTTAGGTGAAGCTATACCACCTTTGTTCAGTCTTTGTGGTTTCATAGGTTTAGTGGGTACACCTCCTACGTACATTTTAGACATACCTCCTTTGTTCCTAAAAGGATTTGCTAGTTCTTCTTGACTTTGATACGCAGGGTTTTGACTTAGAGAAGCTTCAAGAGGATTTTCATCTCTGGCTCTTTGTTGAGCTTCGCTGTCCCCAGACTCTTGTGAAGGAACATACATAAAACTGCCCGGACCTGTTGGCACTGCTGTTTTTCCCTTTGTTAAAACATTTTGCTCTACTCTATCTCTAACATCTCTTCTGTTCTGTTCTATTCTACCTAATGCACCTTTTGTAAGTTCAGCATTAGGATTTCCGGGTTGAGATACTCTAAGAACACCCTTATCATCTTCACGAATACCTGACAAAAATGCATCTGCTTTGTTTAGAGCAGGAACTAAAGGTTTAGTCTGGGTATTTAAATCTGTTAAATATTGTTTGTAAGCATCTTTTGTTACTGCAGATTTATCTCTAGGATCAGCCTTTAAGACTTTGTTCAATCTGGTTTCTGCATCAAGTCTTTCTTGTCTTGCTTTTATTGTAGGGTTCTTAGAATCTGCAGCTTTAATACTTTCCGACGCCTTAGAACTAAAGATGTTTCTTATAAAGCTTGTAACTGGACTTAGTATACCTGCTAATCCTGTAGCACCTGCTTTGGATGCTTCTAATGCTTTGTTGACTTGTTCTGCTGTAGGAGCAGTGCCTAATCTAGTTTGCAAGGCAAATCTTACTTTATCATACGTTGGTAAGTTATAGTATTGCTGAAAAGATAATTTTGATTCTTTAATTCCACTAGACTTTAATGCATCATATTCATCTTTTAAATTATTAAATGTAGTTTCTTGTAAACTTATAGGTGAACCATCTTCTTTAAATAGTCCATAGTTTGCATCCATTATGTCTGTATCTTGTGCAGTTTCAAATCTAGGTTGAGGTTGAGCAAAAGGATCAGGCTGTGCTTCACCAACGCTAGGTCTATCAGAGCCACCTCTATCATCATCTGTTGTTGTGGTCATTCTAGGTCTAGCACCTATCTGTTCTTCTGTAGGACTATCATCTACAACGTATCCCTCTGGTAATGGGAACATAGGCTCGTCCCCCTCAAACGGATGCATTTCAAAATCATCTGGATTGTTTGGGTTAACTACCTTTTTAAGTGTAACAGATCCACGAGTAGGAGCAGTCTTTAATGAGTCTCGTATTTCTTGCTTCTCTTCTTCCGTATACTCTGTCGGCTGTGTACCTGCCGTCACCTGACTTGTAAATCGTGGATCACTAAGCAGTCCTCCTGTTTGTAGTCCTACTGCACCACCTTCAGCCTTTTCTTCTTTCTCGTCATCATCTTCTTTTTTCATCTCACCTGATATAACAACTAAGTCAGCCATACCAAATGGAAGATCATCTGGTATCTCAGCTTCGTCTGGGTTGCCAAGCTGTCCCATCTTATCCATCATCTTCAAGCCTTGCTTTGCATCTTGACGCATCTTCATCAATGTTTCAAGACCAATGTATCGCACAACGTCTGCAGGAAAAACAAACTCACCCTCACTAAGCATTGTGGGTATATCGTCTGCAACTTCTTCTTTTAATGAACCTGACGGTACTTTGTTGCCTGACGTTGGTTCTGTTTCACCACCATCGTCCTGCATGCCACCTTCTTGCATGAAAGCCATTTTCATTTGTTCCTGCATCACTGCTCCTCCTTGATTAAAATTTTTTGCTTTGTTTAAAGCTTTTACTTCGTTTTCACTCAAAACTTTATTAACTTTCATTTCACCACTTATAAGCCAAGAACCTTCCATATTAGGGTTTGTCTTGTATCTATAACTTCCCCCTGTAGGTATATAATCTAAATCTGCCGTTTTAGTATTTATACTTCCATCTTTAAGTTTAGCAGCTCCTTTATTAGCTATAGATTGATAGTCTACATCATCAGAAAATTCAACCTCTGCCCAAACTCTATCAGGTCCTTCTCTTAAATGTGAAGCCGTTGGTCTTGTATCACCATGCCATCCGGGTCGGTATTTAACAGACATCACAGTTCCAAACGGAGACTGTTTTAATGCTTTTTCTGTGGTAGTAGGTTTAATACCTAACTTTTTCATTTCGTCAACGGTAGCTTGGTCAGCTATTGGTTGTGCATCTCCTGTCTTAGCAGGAGTTCTTTTTACACCTTTTAAATCTTTAAAATGATAAGCATCTGTTGCTTCTAGCCATCTACCTTTAGGCACAGGACTTTTTGTATCAACAAATAATGGATAAAGTTCTCCATCTTTTTGCCTAAATAATTTGTAACCCTTAGTTGTTTTTGTGGGTATTTTATCTTCGTCTAAAAATTTAGCGTCTATATACTCTTTTGACTCTTCTATTTCGTCTACTATTTTTTCTTTATTATTTTCTACATCTTTTAATTTTAACTTTTCTGCTGCTTTTTTTATACCTTTTCTAGCAACTCCTCCTACAACTGGTACAGCACCCACTAATAAAGATGAAAGGGCAACTCCTGCACCAAGCATATCTTGCTCAGAAACACTTCTAACTAAATCTGTAGTATCTTTAGCTGTGCTAACTCCGGGAATAAAATCTGACGCACCTACTAAAAAATCTTTTCCAGACTCACTATCAAATACATCTTTACCTTCAAATTGTTCCTCAATAGCTTTTGTTTGAGAACCAAGTAAGCGAGACATTTGCTCATCTTGTGTAGAGCCTTTTCTGCTTTTTTCTAACCTAGCCCTTATTGCTGCTCTTTTATCGTCTTCAGGTCTTAGACTATCACTTCTATCTTTAGCCGCTTCTATTGCTTCTTCATAAGTGTCGTGTTCACTTGTTGGTATAAGCCTATTATCTTCAATAGCCTTTTTTAACTCGTCCTCTGTATATTCTTTGTTAGCATATATACTAGGCACATTATAAAACTTACCTCCGATGGGTATAGTTCGTGATCTTTCAGAAACCATTTCACCTTCAGAAGTTTCTAACACAGGTCTACCTGCTCTAGTTATTTCTCCTGTAGGCTTGCCAACCAAAAGTCTATTAGGATTAGGTTTGATTCTTTCCATTTGCGTTTACATTATCTCTTAGTTGTCGCAATCGTCTTAATATCATAATAGCACCTTGTGATCTGTGCAGTATAACTAATTCGTTTGTCTGCTCCATAACAGCGTGGTTTTGTGCTATTAAAAAATTTATATAATCATTGAAGCTGTCCCATTGGTCCTTGTTGTTGACCAGTGGCTTGAGCTTGCTGAGTAGCTTGTCCTGTAGGTTGTTCTGCATTTCCTGTAAATCCTTGTTCCTGTGGCAACGGTACTTGCCCTGTTCCTATAGTCGCACCACCTGCCCCTGTTGGATCTAGGGGATTTGCCCCTGCAGGAGGTGTCGGCTGTTGTGGCTGTTGCTGTTGGAATTTTTTCATGATCTCTGCTTGCAATGCAGCTTCGTCCATGTTGTTTGTCACCTTCTCTGGGTCTAGGTCTAGTGACTTGGCTATCTCTCTTATTACATACTGAAACTTTGCAAACGGTGCAAGTGACTGATTGCTTGCCACTTGTAAAAACTGCATAAGTCTTTGGCTACGCACTTCGTTTGCCATCAAGCTTTCTGTACCACGAGCTTTCACTTCTAAGTCCCCTTTGGTCTTTTTATCAAAGTTAAACTGCATGTTAAATCTAAACAGACCTTCGCCTAATGGTCTAAGTAAATAATCGTCTACGTTCTTTATAACATTCTTTATGCCACCACTTGCTGCGTTCATCAGCATGGATATACCTGACGCTGTACGTCCTACACCCATGACACCTGTTTGCCCATGAGCAAAGCTTGGCAGTCCTGTGCTTTCGTCTGCAAGCACTCTGGCTTTGTCAAACAGTTGCATATTCTCGTTGGCTACGTTTGGAAACTTTGTACCAAAGATTGCTTGACCCGGAGCACCACCCTGTCTTCTGAATATTTTTCCCGGATAGACAGAAAGGTCTTGACCCGGTACTAAGTTTGTTTCATCTATCTCTATTAACAGATTACCAGACATCACAGCATTGTCAACAGCCATTCGCATAAAACCGTTCATTAATGTCTGTGTATCGTCCATGTTCTCTGCTATACCTACACCAAAGAAGCTGTATGGGTTGAGTTCATACGGAGCAGCCATATAAGGTATCTTAGCAGGTTTAAATGGATTAAGTACCATTCGTAACACTTTACTGTTGCATATCCAGATGTTTGCCTGTATTTCATCGTGATCTGCTATCTCTTCAGGAATATCTAATCCCTGTTCTTTGAGCATGTTTGTATCTACCATACCCCAATATTCTAGCACTTCATATCGTGCTATTGCATGTTCTGGTGAATAGTCAGATAGATCATCTTCCCAGTATTCTTTATTGTAGTTCTCACCTAGCTCTATGGCTTCATCTATAAGTGTGTCTCTAAAGTGTGGTCGTTTCTTTAATGCACGTAGCTGTGATCGTGACATCTTGTGTCTTTCTATCACATACTGTGCTTCATCCATGTTGTTTGCATCTGGATCAGGAAAGAAGTTCCATACAGATACATGTGAAACCTGTGGCACTGTTTTGAATACAGGAGAATACTCACCCTCATCATCCCAGTTAGGGTATTCTTTATCTACAGCAAAAGGTCCTTTCATCACACCTGTGCCAAACAGAGCCATTTCAAATGCTGTGCTACGTAGATGCTTGTTTGCATTTGATTCTTCTAACTGGTCATGTATCTGCTTCTGCATATTCTTTGCAGCAATCATTGCAGGACTAAATGTAATCGCTGAAGGTGTTTTACCCACACCCTCTCTCAGATTATCTACATCATCAAACTTACCTTCCAAAGGTCCTAGTTTGTCCGTCAAGCTTTCTTTTGTAGAACCTGCAGGTAAATCTTTACCATCACCTGCAAAGCCATAAGGACTTTCCATTTCGTCTAGTTTTCCTCTAATGTTCTCTGGCTCTTTCGGATCAAAGCTTACATCTGATACTACACCCTCTGGTAATTCTGTTGGCTCTACCGTAAGTGGAAACTTATTATTAGCAAACAACACATCAACTATCTGTCCATATGCTGCAAGTGTTTTAGTTTTTGTTACTTTAATAAATACTCTTGACTTCTCTGCTTCTGTAAACTGTACATCAGAACCATATAGACCTCTGTAGTTCCTGTATGCTCGTAACCATCTTTGCTCGTCTTGCTCTCTGTAGTCATCAGCTTTTTTGTATCTATCCATGATGTATGGAATGATGTTAGAACTATTGTAATCGTCTTGACTATCTACCTCTGTATCTTCGATAGCGATTGATGAGTCATCCATAAATACTTCTTCGTCTATATTATCTTCAGCCATATTAATATCCAAATGTTGCGTCTGCTACAGGCATGCTATTTGTTTGTCTGTTTGCAGGATCATAATCAAATACACTAAACCGTGGTCTTGACATTATACCATATCTTAGAGCATCATACAAGTGATCTTCTGAGTTTGTGTCTATATCTTCTGGATTTTTTTTATCCAGTGGTATAGCAGGTAGTTGCGAGATGATGTCAGTACATGTGCTAAAAAAAACCAAACGTGGCTCTTCGGTGAACTCATCAACTTGTAATCTTCTATGTATTTCATTTTTACCTGATACTCTACTTCCTCGACTTCTATCAGAGGGTCTAAACCTACAGCCTTTCATAATCATTTGTTCTGCTAGGCTAGGTCCTGTGTCTCCTCGTTTGTGCCAGAGTGAACTATCTAACACTCCATATCTTATATTGCCGTCTTCTGCTTCTTCATCTAGTATCATATCAGCCAAGTCTGTAGCTAACACCTTTGATACGTACAACTCTCTGTACACTACTAGCTGTTCAGATGGACTAACAGCAAACCATACAACGGCAGAATAACTTCCATACCCATAGTCGCATGACCTAAACTTAGTCCAATTACTAGGTATATGGAAAGGCTCAACCACATGTATGTTGCGATCAAACTCGGTGAAAGCTGCTCCTTCTTTAATATCCCAATCTCCTTCCAGTAGTTGTCTTCTTTGCTGTTCAGGAAGGGATAGAAGCATTGCTTCATAATCGCCTTGCTCCGAGAGATAAGGGTTATCTGTAAGTCGAGCAGGTATAAACCTACGTTTGAATAGTGGCTGTCCTGCTTTGCTGTGTCCTGCAGGATACTTGAGTTCTTCTCCACTTTCAATGTCTGTTGCATTAAATGCCTTGTTATATGGTGCAGGGTCTATAAACATCTTCTTGACCCAGTGATGCCCCCTACCTCCGGGGTTCGTAGTTGCTCTCATGTACACTGGCAGATCAGATGATGTAGAACGTAAACGTGATCTCATGTAGTTCCAAGCAAACGGTGTAGCCCACTGTGTAAGTTCGTCAAATCCTATCCAACTAAATGCTAGTCCTTGGTATCGTAGCACATCATCATCTCTGTCGAGATATGACATCCATAGTCTTGCACCTGATGGTGCTACCCACTGCATCTTTCGTTCTGACCACTTAATACCCTTCCATATTTTTGGGTAGAGTTCTTGACTTTTAAATATAAGTTCTCGTAACTCTTCTGTGGTGTGACGCAGTAGTAAGCCACTAAATGCAGGATGTCCCATATAACGCAAAGGGTCTGCTAACATTGCGTAGGACTTACCACCTCCTGCTGACCCACCGTATAGAACTTCTCTTTCACCTGCTGCTAGAAATGATGTTTGAGGACCTTTGTTTGGTTGAAAAATAACATTGTGTGATTCTTCTACAGGTAGTACATCTATTTCTATTTCTTTAACTGGTGGCTTCTGTTTTTGCTCCTGTACGACTTTCTTCGAGTTCTTTCGCTTTGTTAATCGCTTTTTCGGCATACTCTGCCCACTTGCGTAAGCTTGTAACTTTGTTCTTACGTTGTCGCTCATTCTTTAACCGTTTCATCAATCCTACGTGAGATATTTCTCGTCCACTGTTTTTTGTTAGCCAGTTGGCAACTTGCCTGTATGAATACTGTCGTGTGTATGCTCTTGCCTGTTCTAATAAATCTAACTCTAACTTTACTGGTTGCAAAACATCTGGATCGTTTTCATCTACAACATAACCAAACGGTACTGTTCTTGCTATCTTAGGTATAGCTACCCACTCTTCTTCTTCTTTCATGTCTGTGGGTTGTGGTAGTGTCCACTTACCTAATGATCTATTCATTGCCTTTTTCTTTTGGTGGCATTAACATCACACCACCTGTAGCTTCTACTTGCATCTTTTCTGTTTTTACTAAACCAGTTCTGTCAAGTAACTCTTTCGCTGCAGCTAGTTTGTCACGTATACCTAGCTCTGTTGGATCTATCAAACCCCCTGCAATCGCAACAGCAGCTCGTGGTGCATTTCTAGCCATATAGTCTTGTGTAGCTTCTAGTATTTCGTCTTTGATGCCCCTCATTACTTCTGTTGTGCTTGATGCATCAGAATATCCTGCTAACTTCTTAGCCATAACTAAGTCACCTCCTGCTTCGTCAAATAATACAGCTAGTAACTTTTGTTGTTTTTCTGTAAGTTGTCGTGCCATTTATGAACCCTTTTTCCATTTCTTAGAAGGAGATTTAGTTTTACTTGGACTCCATTTAACTTTGTCTGCCCAATATGCCGCAGATAATTTACCCTTGGCTATATTCTTAGCGTGTCTACTTTTAAATGCTTTTCTCTGTCCAACTGTCTGGTTAGTCTTTACACCCTTTTGTCCAAACTTTATGTACTTATACTTGCCACCCTCACTAGCCATAACGTGATGTGATTTACCAGATGTATCACTGTCAGGTAGTCTTTGAGCTTTGTTGACTGCTCTCAGACCTACATCCTTCATCTTATTTTTGACTCGTTCAGGTAACGCCATCAGCTTACTTGAAAATGAGGACCATCAATAAATGGGCGGCGGTTTTGACTTCTACGTAAATCTACATAAGCGTTCATCGCTGCTTCCATTGTTCCGTCCCACTCAGCTATATTATCTATATGCCATGAAGCTCCCCAACAAATTTTAGCTCCAATTTCTAGTGCTGCTTGCTTCATTGCGTCAGCTATGTCATCGTACATCACGATGTCCCAACTTGGGTCACTACCATCATAAGCCATTAAATCGACAGCATGTGAATATCCATCTTCTTGTACAAGGTGTTTAGATTTCATCGTTTGTGATCTTTTTGCTTCATACAATCTTTTTTGTTCTGCAAGGGAACGGACACCATAAATCACTCCAAAGTCCACTTTGCTCACTTCAATGGCACGTTTAACTGTGTCTACCAGTACAGGATGTACACCTTCTAGTTTTCCTAAACTTCTTCCTGATAATTTAAACGCCATTACTTCTTCCTCTTATTAAAAAACTTACCTGCAGATCGTGTAGCAAAACTTGCACTCACGATAGCTCCCAATGCAATCTGATACCACTGTGGCATACCTGCCAGTGCTTCAAATCCGTCTGCTACTACACCCCTGCCCCATGACCCACAAAAGCTCAAGATCAGAGGAATACTGAACAGCAATGTAAGCCATTCGTCCTTCCACGAGCTTTGGGATGCCCTCATAGCAGCTAAGTCCCAGTCTATCTCACCAGTAGCTTCCTTCATCTTGATAGTAGCTTCAGCCTTCTGTATGGCTGTCTTACCATCTATGTATGAAGACGCTAAACTCGTTACTGAACTAAGCAGTGTACCTATCATTATACGCAGTCACAATCTTCATGGCACTTTTTATTTAAGATAGCACACCATATTCTTTTAAAGTATCTCCATATCTTCCAGTTCATCGTTCTTCCCTCTCCATTCTTTTGGGTTCTGACTTCTCTGCTCCCATCCATATGGCGAAAGATCCTGTCATCGCCCCTGTAATCACGGATATCAACCCTGCTTGTTGTGTGGTCAACTCTGGCTGACTCAAAGCCCATTCGATACAGCGTATATAAACGCCTGTCATCACTAGCATCATAAGTCTTGGAAGTATTTGCCATCTGTCAAGTGTTTCTGGAGTCATTTTTATCTTTATCCTTTATAACTTCCTCTACCCAGTCCCCATTGTCCCCAGTTTTCTCACAATACTCACATTTATCATCTTCAATGTGATGCCCACAAACGTCACATGTAGGCTCATAGAGCATCAACTGTCTACGCTATTATTCTGTGCTATGAATTTATTAAGCACATCTTCGTTTACACATATAACTCTTTCTACAGGTCTTTGCCCATAGAACTTCCATACAGTTTTTACAAGAGGTTCAGGATTATTCTTTACAAACTCTTTACATTCATCTACACTGTGAAAGTGTCCGTGTTTTGGTTGCTTAAAAACTAATATATCCTGCATACCGTTATCATAAACTCCTAGCATTACTGCTACAGCAAACCATGCTTCAACTATCATTTTCAAAATATCCTATATTATGTAACTTTTCGATAACTTCTCGTCTTTTTAGCGATGCCTTTAGGCTGTTTAACGAATTGTTTGCCTGATGCTGTGCCTTTTCTTTTAGCTCTAGTTGTCGCTGCGTACTCTTGGGGTGATAGAGCCTTGATTGCAGCTGTTGGAAGATAGCGTTCTCCAGTTTTCTTACTGGGCTTACCACTTTTGGTTCTCCATTTCTGTTTTGTCCATGATTTAAGACTTCTTTGGCTTTGTTTTAGTGCCATGTTGTCTCCTTAATTGCTCTTTTGCCTTCTTTGCAAGGGCAGCTTGCTCAGTTTTTCCTGCAACCCTAGCTCGTTGTTCAAGAACGGTGAGGATTTGTATCTTCCTCGCATAGGGTTTCTTAATTTTCTTAACTTTTGCAATAGTTTCTTTTGCATCTTTTACTGTCGCATACTTTATACTTACTGTATCTTTAGGATTTTCATCCGTATAGAGCCTTCTGTCGCTACCTTTCGGCTTTTTGCCTGTCCCTTTCTTAGGATCAGCCATTACGACTTATAGCCCCCACCTGCTTTCTTATATCGTGCCGCTAATAACTGTGCTTTTCTTGCAGACCACTGCCCGGGATTACCCCCAGAAGAACCTGCCTTGATTGCTGAGAACATTCTTTTTCTCATTCCCGGCTTTGTATAGTTACCTGCTTGGTTTACTGTGCTACCACCTTTGTTTAACTTTAGGGATGATAACGCTTTTGATTGCTTTGCATGAGCTTTACTTGCTTTTTTTAGCTTTCCTGCTACTTTTTTTATTGTTGCTTTGGCTCTGGTTGTCATCGGTATCCTCTGCGTATAGGTTATTGAACACTCTATCAGTGTTCCACACATATTCAATCTCTTGTTTAGAATGAAAAATTCTTTGGGAAGGTCTGAAGTCAGGTGAGCCTGTTCCAGTCTCGAACCACGCAGGATGTGTTACTCTGACTCTGTTGTTTGGTAGTGCCACTATGTTTCCTGTATATTCACCTGCGTTCATTAGCTCTAGCACATGACTTTGTTTGTGTTGTGCAGGATCGTCTGCAATTTCGCTATTCGTGTAATCTACGGTGAAGTAATACTTTGCAGGATAAAACTCACCATCCACTTTCGCTATCCAAGGTGCAGGAGTTGCTCTGTTGAGTACATACACGCTGTGGTCATGTGACATACAATCCCAAGGTTGTGCAATATACGGTGGCAACTCTTTTGCCCAATCATCTACTGGTGTATCACCTACTAAGGCTGTAATAGGCATCCTCGCCCACATTGCACCACCAGTTACGTTCTGTTCGTCTGTATCGTCTGTTTCACATCCAGTAAAGATCACTTGAAACGATAAACATCTATTCGGCATTGATGTCACGGCTATTACCATACAATGTAAAAACTCGCCATGACCTCGTTGAAAATTTGTTGTGTATTCTCTTCTTACCCACGCTTTGAAGTATGGGACATTACTTTGTAAATAGGACACTGATTACTCCTTACCGTATATAACCGTTTGATCTTTGTTGTCTTTGTTAAACAGATACCAACAACAATTATCTTTGCCTGTCATTTTGCTGTCTGGTATCCACTTCACTCTGCCTACACTTACTATCTTTTGTAATCGTTGTTGATAAGGTCTGCTCTGTTTTGTATGTATCCAGTCTGCATCGAATAACAGCCACGTTGGAGATAAGTCGCTTAGATGTTCTATTATCGGATGTAATAGCTTTCTATTCCAAGGTGGATTTGTTATATAATAGTCTGGTTTGTCCTCAATGTCAAGAACATTTTTTACTAAAATACCTTTTTCTTGTGGTTCAATGTCACTTTGGTATAAACACTTACCATCTGTGTATTTCAGTAGAAGTGATGTTAGCGTTCCATCACCTGCACACGGCTCTATAAAATTATATGTGATATAGTCGATGTGCTTTAAAAGAGGTATTAAGGCTTCTTCTGGTGTCCTGTAATAGTCTCTTTCTCTTCTCTCAAAATTACTACGCTTACCCATATTGCTAAAGCAATTTACCCATATACTATTTACGTCTTCTAGGCTTTCTCGCAGGTTGCCTAGACATGTTGAGTTTAGCAGGTAGAACACGTAAGTTTGACCTACGGTTGTCGTTAGGATTCATGTTCTTATGATCTACCTGCTTTTTATCCCCCACTTTTACCCTGCCTTCTTTCATCAGAGCATATCTTGCTCTTCCTCTGGCAGCACGAGCTTTCTTACGTTTAGGAAGACCGTCATACGTAAGATGCTCTTTACGGTAGTTTCGCTTCTGGACCATTACCTTTTAGTTTTTCGGTTGTCCACTACACCGTACTTTTTAGGCATGCCCCCCATAGCATAACCTTTCTTCTTCATAGAGCCACCTTTAGCATAACCTTTTTTGGTCATGCCACCTTTTTTCATGTAGCCCATTTTGTTACGCACGTTTGTTGGTAGTTTTTTTAGTCCTACTTGGGAAGGATTAGTAGCTTTCAAACCACCCATTGCGTAACCCTTCTTTTTCATGCCACCCATAGCCATGCCCTTTTTCTTCATAGAGCCGCCCATAGCCATGCCTTTCTTTTTCATCGCAGCACCACCCATAGCCATCTTTTTCATGTCAGCTTTGAATTTAGCCATTCCTGTTCCCGGCTTGTAGGTGTTTGCAAATTTTGTTAAAGCTTCTTTTCTGGACTTTATGCCTTTAGCTTTCATGAATGTTGTAAGTTGTGCAGCAGTTATAGCTAACTTAGCTTTATTGTTTTTGTCCATGAAGTACAGCTTTCCTGCCTTTTGAGCAGCTGAAACTGATTTAGGCACAGATCCTTTAGGACCAAGATCCTTTTTAGTTTGTCTTGTACCTGCTTGCCCTTTTTTCTGAGCATCCGACATTACAGATTTAGCAGGAGTCTTCTTTTTAGGCTTATCCATTCTCTTAGTTTTTAGCATTTTCTTTGCTTCTTCTGTAGCTTTTTTCTTCTTTGCAGCTTTCTCAGCTGCGGCTATTTTAGCTTTAGCAGATCTTTCACCTGCAGTTTTAGAAGCGTCACGCTTTTGTTGTTCTGTTTGTAACTGTTTTAACTTTCTCTTATCCGCAGCAGACATTCCACTTTTAGATAATCTTCTTCTTAATCCTTCTGCTAAGCTTGATGTAGGTTTAGGTTTGTTCATTCCAAATCCAAACTTAAAACCTGCTTCCTTCATCGCCTTTTCCGTTTTACTAGCCATTTTAGTCTTCCTCTTCCTTTTCGAGCCATCCTTCTGCGATCATAGCGTCTTCAATACGCTTTAGCGTGTATCGCTCTCCTGTACGTGCTTCAATAGCATTACGTACATAGAATACATCACTGTGGGGTATATGTAATTTGTCGAGGGTGTTTGTACGGATAGCTTTATAGAAACACGAAATTACATCTTCAGTATATAGTTTTACTGATTTTTTACTCATTGTCAAGGATTATTTTACATTTACGTATAATTAATCTAATCTACATTTATAATGTTACATTTAAATGTTTATATACATTTAGACTAATATACACTTATAGTGTCTCACTTAAAGTGAACATCTTAGTTATACACTATTATTGAGAGGTTGTCAACACTTATTTATGAAATCCTAGTTTTTATCCCATTCAAGGTTAACTCTGTGGTTAACACTTAATTTTCCTGATCTGTGTATATATCCAAGCATACGTACTGTACACCCCACCCTGACGCTTGCATGGTCGCATAGCCGAATCAAACCGATATTGTGGTAGAAAAAAGGGTTATCAACGTGTGGTGGAAAGTCAAGATGTATATATGAGACACCAAAATAATAAAATAATCATATAAATAAAGAACTATTGACATTTTAAAAACTGTAATTCTAACAGTTAACGATTCGCGAATCAAAAAAAAGAGCTGTCAATAAAATGACAGTCAAGAAAAAAATGAGTGTGCTTGTGTCAATTATTTGACATCGGTCAGATCGGTCAGGTTAGGTGATTCGTCAAGCAATATTTACAACAAATATAATTTTTTTTAAATGTGTTGCAAAAATGTCACACTTGCAGCAAATCGCGATTTTAAAAAAATTTACAATATTTGAATCTTTTTATTTACTTATGGCGTAAAAAATCGCATAATTAGATATGGTAAAAAACGAATCATTTAAAGAAAGGAATAAAGCCATGACAACTATTAAAAAAAACACATTATCAATTTTCGATATTAACCCAAATTATGATACCAACCGACCATTTTTGACAATACGTCAAGACTATCATGTTAAGGTTGGTTATTCAAAAAATAGTGGGAATATTGTTCGATCAAATGCAATTCTTGGAAATGTAATTGATCTTTATAATTTAAAAACTGGAAAAGGTTGGAGTGAATTAGTCTACACCAAATGTAAGAAAAAAGGTTTTGAACATTTGTGGGTATTAGCAGACTCCAAGACAAGAGAATTGGCACGTACATTGAGAATGAGAGAGATTAATGGTGTGTTCAATATAAGTATAAACTTTAAACCAAATTTACATAGTGGTTCAATAAAGAGTGTCATGGCTAAATAAAAGCCATTTAGTAAATGTAAATAGTTTATACTTAAATATTAACCCTGCTAGCTGTAAAAGGTTAGCAGGGTTTTTTTGATTCCAAGTGTCAAAAAGCTGCCGTCAAAAAATTGACGCGTCAAAAAATTGACTCGGATTTTGTCAAAAAAATGACAAGCAAAAAAAAT